TGATCGGCACATCTATCGTACAACTGTCTCTCAGTTCATTATTAGTCCTTGAACTGATCGGCTGAAATTCAAACTCAACCGGTTCGCCTTTTTCATCTACCAGAGACTTTGTCGGCGCATACTTTGCATTTGTCCGCTGTACCTTATTGTTCTTCATAAATCTGCTTAAATTTGACATTGTGATTCTCCTCTCAAAACACTCCCTCATAACGAGGGAGTCTGGTTTATTCGCTCATTAAAAATCCGGGCAAATTCTCAAATTCCGTCGGCATAGAGAAATCCTCAAATGTAAAGTCGATGTCCTCATCCAGATATTCTCCATCAGCATCAAACTTTGCAAGGACGCCGCCATCAATATTGCATCCGATAATCATCATCTCCTGCTTCCCGGCACGCGAGCCGGGATCGTTATTGATAATCTGCATATCAAAATACGTATCTTCCCCGGTATCTTTGTAATTCAGCATCATCCTTCGGAAAACAGATGTATTGTAATGGATCTTTGCCTTACCTGTTCCACTCCATCCGGTCGACTTGTTTCCTTTTCCGGGCTTCCCCAGGATGGGAATCTTTGATTTTGACTTATCAAATTTCACTTCTACATTGATCGCCTGCATCAGATTATACCGGCGATCTCCAATCGTCACAAAGCATTCTGCCAGCGCTGCTGAAACAGAATCTTTGGACATCATGACTGTATTGGGCATAGATATTCACCTCCTACTTCACTATCGTTGTCATATACAACTGGGACATGGTATTTACCACGGTGATCGTGTCACTGACAACGATTGCCTTTTTCCCTTCGCCCTGCTCTACCGTCACATCCGAATCCTTAAAATTCTCAATAGCACGCAGATCCTGCAGCTGCTGCCGGATCGTTATCTGTCCCGTGCGGAAGTTGACACAGTCCCACGTCAGGCCCATCACTTCGGCCTCACGCA